AAGATTCCATGTACTGAAACGCTTGTGCAAATGTTTTATGTGTTTTAGCGAAGGTTTCATTGATTTCGTTAGCAGATAATAACATTGCTTCCATCCACACTTTAGACATCACATTACCTGCGTACATTTCATTACGAAGTTGTGAAATAGTCCAAGCGTGTGTTTCTTCTGCTTTGATTGCATCTAATGTTGCTTTCGATGCTCCGCGCATAGCAGCTTCTTTTAAACGAATCGCTTTATCCGCTTCCATGTAGTTTTTAGCAACAGATTGTGTGATAATAGGCATACTATCCAAGATAGACTTGAACTCTTGACCTCGCACAACTACACCACCTAATGCTTGTTCTAACTGTAGCAAACCACCTCTAACCATCTTAGGGTCTGTACCCATGATAGCAAGAGCCTTTGTTACCATTTCGATAGCTTTAACTGTTTTCTCTTGCGATACACCCATTGCTTCACCAGCACGAGCCATACGCATAAAGATAGATGTGATTGATTCTAAAGGCGCGCGTGAATCTTGTGCTAAGTTAAACAAGCGTTCTTGCATTTGAACTGCACCACCAGTCTTTTCTGTAGCAATCACAACTGCATTAGTAAAATGCAACCAATGGTCAGCATATTCCATCACACTTCTAACTGATAACGTCACACCTAACGCCATCATAGCCATTTGAAGTTTGTTGATTGAATCAGTTAGACCGTTCACATTGCCTGTTTGACCAGCTAGACGTTGTACTTGTACATCTGTATCGGCTTTTAAACCTGTATTACTCACAGTTACTCGTTGTGTTTCAGCTACAGCTTTTCTACGTTGCAGAGCTTCAATTTCTTTATTGATACTGTTTAACACTACACCATTACTAGCAACTGATTGTAACTGTTGTAGTTTTTTAATTTCTTCATCAATTTGTCTAGTCACATTACCGATAGCTGATACAAGACTACCGTTAATACGATTCGCTTCTAATTGATTATATGTCGCTAATTCTTCATTACCTTTACGCATAGCAGCGTTACGTTTGCGAATATAACTATTATATTCAGCTAGTTGTTCTGATAAACTGCTTGCGGTAATGTATTGGATTTGTTTTGCTGATGCTAAGACAGCTTCTAAATCAGCTCTAGGATTTTTAGTTGATGTTTGAACAGACGTACTCATTCTATCGGTCATTTGATAACCGACTGTCGAACTCAACACTCTATTTTGTTTTGCTGATTCAGACATCGCTTGAATCATGCTTCTATTTGTTTCTTTTACTATATCTACTTTTGATGCACCTAGTTGACGTAATTGCGATAATTCGTCTCTATGGGCTTGGTCTGCATCTGCTTTTAATTGTGAACTCATTCTCGCTTGTTCATCACGGATTAAGTTGTTTATTTTTGATACTTCTGATAATGCTGAATTTCTAGTAGCTGCACTAATGTTTGGAGTAGTTGATGTGACCGTAGCAAGCATTCTTTTTTGTTTTTCTAATTCTTGCAACAAATCTTGTGATTGTTTTTGAAGTCTATCTTTAATATCTAAGCGTTGTTTTTCATACATTTCTACTTTGGCTGATAAACCTAGTTTCAACGCTTCGTTTTCCAACCGCATTGCTTTTTTATATAAATCTACATCTTCAGCATAACCTGATTTCTTAGCTGCTGTATTATTTGCTACATTCGCTTTAATCTGTGCAATTTCTTTTTCAGCAGCATCTTTAGATGTCGCTAATCGTTGAATCAAACCTAGTTTATATTCAGCTAGTTCAATAGCGTTTGCTTGTTTGTGAGATAAGAGTTTAATAGCATTAGTTTGTTCTAATACTTTTAATTGGTCGTCAGCGTGCTTTTTCTGTGCTGCAAATTCTTCATCAAATCCTTTTTGTTTAGCCGCAATAGCGGCAGAAGTGTATTTCTTAATATCTGCTATAGCAATCGCTATATCTAAACCTTTACTACTTTTAGATTCTTTATTGACAGCTGCAATTTCTTTAGCAGATTGTTCCTCTAATTTCTTAATCTCGTTCAAACCTGCTTTAACATCTTTTACGTTTTGTGTAATCGCTTTATTGATAGATTCCGTCATCACACCACCTACCGCTTGCGATGCGTCACCAATAGCTTTGAAATCATACGAAATTGATTTTAACGAACCTGTATCGACATTAAGTTTAATTTGTTGATTGTTAATTGCACTAACAGCATTTGTTATACCATTTAAATGATTTGTTAATAACTTTGTTGCTGAATCATCGAACTTTAAAGAAATTTCCATTTTCTCAAGTTTTTTCATCATGTCGTCAACTTTACCAAGACTTGCTTCAATAGCAGACATTGACGATTCAAATTTATCTTTCTTAACCGTTACGTCAATACTAATGCCAACTGCTTCTGTATTTTCTGCCATGATGATATTCCTCTATTTCGATGATTCTGGAGTAGGTTTATTGTAATGTTCTAAGAACGCTCTATCGAGCATTTTGATAACTTTGATTTCGTAAGGACTGAAGCGTGTTTGTGTCAATTCACAATATGCTTTAATTTCACTGTAACTAATTGCATTCACACCCATACCACTTTGACGAGTTGAATTTAGTTCTAAAAAGGACTCCCACAAGTACATGACTAAATAGCTAACCTCTATTTCGACAAGCTCAGGGGGAGTAACGTTATATTGTTTTTGAATATTTAAAAGATGTTCGCGTAATGACGAACCGTCTTTTTGTTTTTCTGATAAAAATAATTCGTTCTTTGCAAATTCAATCAGCTTTTCGACACATTTATCTAAATGTTCCGCTAATAAATCTGAATGATAGATGATTTGTTTTCTAATTTCTGGGTAATTCTTACACAAATAATAGGCAGCTTCATGTGTTAATTCATCTTCGATACCTTGCCATGAAACTAATCGACTTGCAGCAGAATGTGATTCAATATCATTCACATCATCTTCAATAATTAGCGTGTCGTCATCGAGTTTGAATAGTTCTAAATTACGTTTAGCGGTGGTGACTTTATTCTTAACTAGTTCCATAACTTTTGCAGAACGTGAAGATACGATAGTGAAAATCATAACATCATCACTAAGGTCTTGCTGTACTGTAAAGGAATATGGGTGTTCGTCTATAGAAATCATCGAGGTGTGAGTTTGACATTTAGGTCTAAGTATTATTGCACACTTAGACCTAAATGTCAAGATTGATAGACAGAAAGAAAGAAACCTAGCTTATTACAAAATAAGCTAGGTTGTTAGTGTTAAATAGATTTAGGTAACAGTTTCTCTACTTCAGAAACATTCCATTTGTAATTGTACCCTGATTTACCAAATTTCGTCCAACTGTGATAGAAAGAAATAGGTTTGCCTAAATCAGTCACAATCCAATCTTTTCCATTAGGTCGCGTTTGCAAACCTAATCGTTCTAACACTCTATTCATTTCAGCAGCAGAATACCCTAAACGCTTTCCAAGTTCTGTTGGTTCTAACATAATTTCAACTTCAGGAATATCATCTTGTGTAGACGCTAATTTTAGCATCGGTGAGAAATCAATGTTGGTGTCTTTAAAAGTCAACTTCGCGCTTTCAATTTGTGCTAAGTGTAATGGAATTTGAAAAAGTTTAGCTGCATCTAAATAACCTTCCAAATAAGGAATCGCAGTTTTAGGTGTCATTGTGATGGCAATTGGTGTTTGTTTTGGTTGTAGCATTTTTTCAATTTCCATATCACACCAAACACCGAAATCCGCATTTAACCATCTTGCAAAATGAATTGAAAGTTTAGGATGTAACCAAGTTCCACCGCCGTTTTCAGGTGCGCCAACTTTAACCGTAACTAATTGATTTTGTTGATTTACGCTTTTTGGCGCAATTGAATTTAAATGCTTTTCTAACGCAGTTAGGTATTCTTTTGTGCTGTCCGTACGAAGATAATTTTCAGTTTTCTTACCGAATTGTTTAGCGATTAAAGTTGCGTTTAAATAGGCATCTTCTGATTGAAATAAGACTGTTAAGTCGTTGTAGTTTAAAGTTACTAATTGTGACATGGCAGTTTCCTTTTATTAGGATTGATAAAATTTAAGCAATAAAAATGCTCATAATAATTAGATGTTTCAAGACCCTCAAATATGGGTTAATCGGTATTGGTTATTTCCGATTCATCTAATTATTATGAGCATTAACTTAAAATGTCACAATTAAGTTGATTTGAGATTCTTGAAAATCTGACGTAATACTACCACAGATATACCAAGAATGTCAAGCTAAATATGATTATCGCACACAAAAAGAAACCCGTCAAGAATTTCTTTAACGGGTTTCTAAATTTTCCTTTGGAGAGAAAGGATTATTTTTTCTTAACGAAGTTACTTACGTTATCCGAGAAGGTTGTAACTTGTTCACGAATCACAGGGTTGATTTTGATAAGCTCTAGCGCATTTTCAACTGAATATGGTTCTTCGATACCTGACCAACCCACAATACGAGCAGCGGTCAATTCTTGAATGAACTCGATGTCATCTTCAACTTTAGATACTGGTGCATCTTTACCTTTTTTCTCAGCAAGTTTATCAGCTTGACGTTTAGCGTTAGCTACTTTTGTGATGATTTTTTGAATCTTATCTGAATTTGAACCAATTACGTCTAAGACGATACCAGTTAATGCACCAGTTTCTTCGTCAATGATTTCTAATTTTTGTGCAGTTTCAGATGCTTTTACTACGTTTAAACTTGATAATGAAATAGCCATGTTATTTTCCCTTTGTTAATTAGGTTAGTTAATTAAGATTGAATCGTTTTACCGATTTGTAAGGCATATTACCACAGTTAGGTATAAGCTGTCAAGCAAATTCAACAAAATAAAGGACAAAGAAAAGGGTCACCGAAGCGACCCTAATCCCTAACCTAACTTCGGGAGAAGAAGTTGTTATAATGAACTGTCTTGAATTTGAATAGATGTATTTTCAAAGTTCGTCACACCTGAAGCAGTATCGTACAATAATGCTGTGAAAGGCATGGTCATAATCAAACCTTTTTCACCGTCATCACGAGATGCGCCAGACGCTTGGATTTTAGGTAATACGATAGAGATGAACTCACCATCTACGTTACCGTCAGAACGGAATACAGCAACCAAAGATGCTTCTTCTTGGTTTAAGAACATATCACGGTATTGACCTGATTGGAAATACAAAGCTGTATTACCTTGAATATCCACAGCTCCCAAAAACACATCTGGGGTAGTATCTGAACCAATTACCTGTGCATTAGAACCGTTCAAGTTAATTGTTACATCAAGTGAAGTCAATAAGCCGATACGTTCTAATACAGCAGTGTTACCTTTTTTAACTTTAAGATATACAGCGCCGTTAGTAGCAGCAACCACGTTATCAGTACCAGCGTCTTTTGCACCAGCTAATTGTTGTGATTGTTTGGTAGTCATACCAGTACCCATAAACATCACATCGATTGTCGCCATAGCAGACGGTGACATTTTCAATGACATTTGGGTAGCACGGCAACCTTTAAACAATTCAGATTCACCAATATCTTCGTAGAAATGCTCGATTGCATACGAATCAATAGTGTGACCAGTTTTAGGGAAGTATGTTTTTTTACCGCGCAATTTAATCGTGAATGTAATCGCAGAAGTAACTAAATCTGCTGTTAATTCACCAATTAACAAATCTAACGTAACTTGTGTTGCAGTAACACCTGTCACAATCATGTTGCGGTTTTCATAACCCATTGCACTAGAAGTGGTGAAATAGACTACGTCACCTACTTTCAATTTAGTTAAAACTGTAGGGTCACTTGCAAAGCTGATTGTGATACGAGGTGAATCTTTAGCGCCACTGAATCCGCTTGCTGCGATAGCAACATCCGCTTGGTTGGTAAATTTACGGCGCAATACTGATTCCATGAATTCAGAATAAGTTCTGTTTGATAATTCACCTGAAATCGTACCATCAACACTACGCGAACCTACAGATTGCGAACTACGTTGCATATCAGATCTTATTTCGTTAGATTTAAATGTTTGTAATTTTAAATCCAAGTTAGATGTTACACGACGTAAGAACTGTGCAGACGTACCTGTTTTGAATGTAATACCACCTGTAGCAGCTGCTTTCAACGCAGGATATACAGTTAATGTTGCACCAGATGAATTTGTTGTACCACCTGTAGAACCAACTACTTCATACACAGTTGTAGAAGTATCTCCAGTTGTAATGGTGAATTTTTGACCTAACGGAATAACAACCGCAGATGTGTTAATTACAACAGTTGTAGTATTGATTGTACCTGTAGTAACAGTCGCAGTAGTGTTTAAGTTTGGAGCAACTGCACCTGTTGTACCAGTAGTGACTTTAAATTCTTCTGTACTAGCTAACACAGTAACTTTTGCACCAGCAGTATGACTATTTACCCATTGTGTTAAACCTGTTGTTACAGATGTGATAGTCGATGCTGTTCCGTTACCACCTGAGTTAGATACACCTGTTAAACGGTATGTATCTGAACCAATCAAAATTGTTTGACCTTCAACCAATAAACCAGTGAAAGAAACTTGGTTTGCAGCGGTACCTACACCTGTTGTTTGACCAGAGGTGATACCTACTGCTACACTAGCGGTAGCTGGAGATTTCAAACCTTCACCTGCTACATCTTGTAATTTTCCTAATTCAAACTCTTTAGCGTAAATAAGTTTCTTAAATACACCATTAGCAATTAAATTTGCCATTTTATAAATCCTCTCTTAATCGATTAAGTGAATATCGCAGCTAAAATAAATCCTAACTACTACTATGAATCGGTCACTCTCATTTGGAAGTGTCCGAATTTCGGGGGTTTTATCTATCAAAACTTTGATAGAATCCTTTGTAAAGACTTGTCCTCGTCTAAAGAGGTGTCTAATTTTTTCAGCCTGTGTCATAATAGCCACAGTACCACCTAATAATGGATAACGAAGTGTTACTTGAAAAATCCCTTTTTCTCTGTAAAAGTCATCACCTAATGTTGGATTATCAGGTCTATTCATTATTAAATAAGCTGATTGATACGGTACACCTGCTTTTGGTGTGTAAGCTACATTTTCGTATTGTGTATCTAGTTTTGGCGTTAGCGTAGCTAAACCAGCTTCTAAGGCTTGTTTTATTTTGATTTGGCTCATTTTCCAAGTACCTTTTTCTTAGCTCGTTCTAACGCTAAAGGTAAATGCTGAATCGTTAATCCTGCTACAGCATGAGGTTCTGTTTGTGCTTGTGGATTGTGAATAGCTGAACCATATTCAATTGCACTTGCATAAGACACATTATTTGTGAAGTAATGCGTTTTACCAATTGTTGTTTTTTGTGATTTAATTTGTGATTTTAATTTTTTACCTGTTGCACAATTGATTTCCATTGCAGCTGAACCATCTACTTCTTCAATAACGTCAGATTCTGGAGAACCTACACTGTATTGCCAATTTGCTTTGTATTTACCTGGTTCATAATCTTTAGGAACTGAACCAGCCCACTGGTCAGGTTGCCCTACAGGTGATAAGAACATTAGTTCATCAACTACATTTTCTAATGTTTGCTTAATTACTTTATCGGTGAGAGTATTTACATTTTCTATAACTAATGCTCTATTAAATGTAATCACGACAAACCTCTAACTTTCAATTCCCACAATAAGTTCACACCAGCAGGACTTGTTTGCATAACATCTGTAATATGATATTCTTGCGTACCCACCACAATAGAGTCATTGGTTGTAATCAGTGTTACGCCGTTAGCAGTAACATAGACTTTCTTATCACCTTTCAGGATAGTTGTTCCGTTAATATCGGATTCACCGTAATCAAAGATTACTCCAGTTGTTATTACATTTGTTGTTGTGTTTGTTATTAAACTTGTAGCAGGGTCGTATTCACCTTGGGTAACTCGTTTAATTGTCATAGGTTGACCAAATTCTTTAATCAATTCGTCAGCAGTAATAACTAAATCATTCCAATTCATCATTTAATTACCCTCCCTGAAGTAGACTTTAAATAAGATTTTACTAGATTATCTGCACTTGGATACGTTGCGAATGTTTCAGGTTTCTTTTGATTTGATGTAAAGTTTGTTTCTTTTTCAATCGGTCCAATCTTAACGCGAGTAGATTGACCTGCTGTTGTGCTAATATCCGCAACAAGTTGCGAAGTGGTCGCACGAATAGCGTACTCACAGGTAGCACGTTTAATCTTTTCAGGAATTGTGTAACCGACAAGAAGTTCGGTATCTATTTCATCAAAAATAGGTGTACCGATATAAACTCTAGGGAATGATAATGATTGTGTTTCATTGTAAATTTCACTGATTAACAAATGTGACCAGCGTAATTCAAAATAATCTGTTGCTTTAATTAAAGAAGCTAATTTAATTTCATCGTCTAACGAATCCCAAGACGTAACAGCTCGTTCTGCAAAATAAGCATTAGCGTATGCTACACTAACATAACTATTCGCATTACTTAAACCTGTCCCATCTTCAACGATAAATGCCATTATTATCTCCTAAATTGTACAGCGCATACTACACTATTTCTTGCATTTTGTCAAGAAATATGTTCATGGTGAAGTCTGTCAACCACATCTATGCGTATAGTTTGATGCTTAGGGTTGCGCTCACCGATTGGTTACTTGTGTAAGGCATAAATGCAAGTACATATTCGTGCATCGTATTATCGATTTTATTTTGCAACCAAGTAGAAATGTTTTCTGTTATTTCAGCAGATTCAGCCACATTAGATATAGGTATTGCAAAAATAACAGTTCCTGTAGAAGATACAGTAATGGATGTTGCAGCAGTACCGTCTTGAATTTTACCAGCATCCACATACGTTAAAGGAGCTGATAACACTGGGTCTTTTAGTAAAAATAAAACACCTGAATCAGCAGTAGTGCCGTTCACTGCTCCAATTTTAGTTATCTTTACCGCTACATCTCTAAATGTAGTACGTTTTCTAATTCCTTTTAATGCGTAGATAGTGCTTACTGTGTTACAATTCACAAGTACAGGTGAGTACAAAGCTCTCGATTCGCCACTTTCAAAATTACTACCTTCTGTAGATACCTGTGAGCAAACCGATGTCATTGCACCTGTGCCAGTCGTTGAACGAATTTCATATCGTACTGGTTGATTTGGTGACTTAATAAATGTTCCATCACCTGAACCTGCGTGATAGAAAGTGTGTGCTAACACAAATTCATCATTCGGTAATTTTAAGAACAATCTAAGTTCAGTTCCACCTAACCATAAGAAGTCGAATATAGCGACAGTAAATTTAGTCCAATCATAAGTCGCAACTGTTCCGTTCCATGATGATTGAGGAATTGACGCTATTAACGTACCTGCGTTATAAACACCAATACTAACCACGCCGTTTGACGATTCTAAAAAGAAACCATCTAAGGTAGTATTATAAGGAGCTGTCGCAGAACTACTATAATAACCGATTCGTTTAGTTACATTTGTTTGAGGTTGAAAATTATCAAAAGTTAATTCAACTAATTGTGATTTACCACTGTAGTATTGTGTGAATAGATTACTTTGACGAATTAAATACTGACCGCTTGTAACAGACATCACATTTGTATTGTGTGTAAATGAATTATTACCTGTGCCTACAATGTGCCACATTTGAGCGTTATCTTCGTTTAACGTCTTTCCATCGAACAATGTTGTTAATTGCGATGTGCGTAATCTACCACCTGCATCATACGTTGCGTTAGGTAATCCACTGTAAAGCATAACTCTACTCATTAGTTAATCCTTCTTAAATATGAAACTACACCGTATTTACCGTTTAAACCTGTTACACTAAATGTTGCATAATATGTTGTTGATACATTCGTCACAGTAACATTATTATATAAATCTGACTGTGATGTATAATCGTTTGCGTCATAAACCATAGCCATATTTAAAACTAAATTTCCTTCTGGTTTATGCGTTAATTGAATCTTATTATCCACAATTAAGGTTAATCCTTCTGTGAATACTTCATAGCTTGGTAATGTTTGATTTTTCCAAATAGAACTTACTGAATCATACCCTATTACTTGTCTATTTGTTGGTGATACAATAAGTACATCGTGCAATTCATCTATTTCAAATCCGTTTTGAACTTTTACGAGAATTGAACCTGTAGAAGCGTGTTTTCTAACTACAATACCGATATAAACTAAATGATTTGGAGCAACAGGATGGTTTGAGTATCCATACACGAATCCGCCTGCCACAGTTGGTGATAAATAAACAGCATCACCTTCATTTATAGCTCCAGATGTATCTATATTGGTTATCATTCCTTCAGTTACAATATATCCGTTCCCATTAGCAGATATATCATTTTGAACTATACCAATTGTTTTACTTGATGTTGATTCACCATTTGCTTGAGCCAAACCTACAGTTACTCTTTGACCTTGTGAACCACTCACATAAACAGCTTTACCTTTTAGCAAAACGTTACCTGAAGCATTGTGTACATATTGGCGTAACACGTTGTCATCAAAAGCGTTTTTGAAGTCTACACCGTCATACTTTAGAACTTGACCGACTTCTAAAGCCGCTATAGTCACATCAGATAAGTCATTTAATGTTGAAACTGAATAATCGGTATCGTTGATAAAGTTCGTCCCATTAAACTTTAATACTTGCCCGCTCGTAGGAGATGTTATAACTACATCGGTTAAATTATCTAGCGAAAGATTGCCCCCAATTTCATCATTTGCGTTAACAAACTTAGTTCCGTCAAACTTTAATACTTGCCCTGTTGTTGGCGTTGTAATTGCAACATCTGCTAAACCGTTGAGATTTACAGCTCCGCTACCTGAACCACCTCCACCAATTATGATAGTTTGTGTTTCAACAATAGGAGTTACGGTAATTATTGATTCTTCTAAGGTAACGGTAATTGCTGTCATATAGCTCTCGTAACCTCTGGATAAACATTGATTTTATCTTTATAATCAGCTAGTGGTGGTAACACAGTTGTGATTTGACCACCTAACGCTGATTCTTGAATATCCCAAAAGTATTTACCTACTGGAACATCTTTCGTAATTGAAGCAGGTATATGCACAATACATAATCCATTAAGTAAGTCATCACCTGCATTATCACCAGCTGTTACGCTAAATTGAAGCACAGCATCCGCATCCAAGTCATCGAAAGAGCGTTTTAAAGTTATCCAGAATTTATACCCTGTAATATCTAAAGGTAATGTGTCTAAACCTTGTCTGACAATAGAAAACTTATAATCATCACCAACTCTCATGTCTTGGATATATGCTGACATACCTGTTAATCCTCGTTACAAATCAATTTAGCAGTCACAGTGCCTGATACAGCCGTCACATCAATTAAGACGTGTTTTGCTGAAGCAATGACATATTCTGTACTAGCAGAAACAGAAGTAAGTGTTACATCTTTAGCTGCATCAGCGAATGGATTGCTCTTAATCACCACAGTAGCAGTACCAGATACATTAACGCACAGAGTTGAACCAGCAGGAGCATATAAGGTGCGACTTCTAGCAGGTACGCTTGTAACATCACTGTCAACTAAGCGTTCTACACCGCCTGTAGCGGTATCATCTTGAACATAACTGAAAAAGGAACTCATGATTAAATCTCAATCTTACGTTTGCGATTCATACCGAGTAAATCTTTTACTTCATTTAACGATAAACCTGAGTCAATCATTTTTTGCATCTTAATTGCTTTTGCTTCACGTTCAGCTTGCGCTGCTTGAGCATAACCAGCTAATGCTTCAGCATTGCTTGCACTCGTATCAACAGGTTTTAATTGAATCTCTAAACCAAACAACTCTTGGTTTAATTGTGTCAATTCACTTTCCAATTGAACTTTTAATTCCAATTTAGCTGATAACTCTGCTCTAACTTGAGCAACTTTTGCAATTAAAGCGTCTTGAGGCTGTCCTACGACAGGTTCTGGAGCTACAACAACTTCTTCGTCTTTTGCTTTTTTAACTTTCTTTGCAGGTACAGTATATTCAGCCACATTAGCGCGTACTAAACCTAACGCCACTTTGTTAATATCATCACGAGTAATTGCATTGTCACCTACTAACGCTTGTACTGCGCTTAAAGACGGTAATCCATCTTCCGTCCACAATGTATCATCTGCTGGGTCTAGCGTTTTTAATAATTCTAGCATTTTATAATCCTTATCTTATAATAAAACCTTCACCTCTCTATGTTTATAGAGAGGTGAAGGAGAATCTTAGAACTCGCGTGTAATTAAACGTGCGATTGGGATTTGTTTGCGTTCTGGATATACGCGCAACCATGATGCTGCTGTTTCTAATGTAGCATTAGATGCACCACCTACAGTTGCTGTACCCACATAAGAAGTACCAGCTGGAGCAACAACAGATTCCATACGGCTGTAAAGAATTTCAGTACCACCGCCGTTACCAGCAGCAGGATTACGCCATACTTCAGTTGGGTTTTTAGGTGAACCTAAACCTAACTCAATAGCACCTTGACCAAGAATCCATGTTTCAAATACACCAGTAGAAGGACGTGGTAACATATCGTCAACGATAACTAATTTACCCATGTATGTTGGGATAGTTAATTTGCCTTCTGAATCAGGCATTAACGCATAACTATCTTCTTTAATCATACGAGCATGAACAACAGAATGACACCAGATAACACCTAAGTTATTGTAGCTATCACCCATAGTCATCAATGAGTCAACGAAAGCATCTTGACTGAATGACGTTACACCCGCAGTGTATGAAGCACCTTTAATATCAACAGTCATGTCGTTAGCAACGTGTTCTGAACCAGTTGGTGCAGCAGCGTTGTCAGCGAATAAACCTTTTAATGTAGATACTACGTTGTTTTGAATATCCCAAGCCCAGAAGTCAGATACACGACTTACAACTCGACGTAATGGGTCATCACCTACAATGTCACCAGCTAAGTCAGTAGAAGTGTAAGATACGTTGCGTGACAATCTGTGTTGAGTGATTGAAGCAGCAGTGAATGGACGTGCAGTTGAGTTTGTTGCATCATCATCACTTGATACGTTAGAACCTGAACGAGAAAGGTCTTTCCAGAAAGGCATAGTAACTACGTTACCGCCACCAGTTAAGAAATTATCCAAGAAAGGTGAACGAGCAATTGCACCTGATTGGATTAGTTTTGATTTAGTTTCCGTTTCTTTTAATACATACGGAGTGAAGATTTGTGGTACGATTAACGCTGAAAGCTGTGTGGCAGTAGCCATAGTATAATTCCTCTAAAATTAAATTTGATGTGTTTTCATGTATTTCCACCCATGTGAGAAATTGTAAAGTATTTGGTAATCCACCCATGTAGATTGTAGGCTGATATTACCATATTTTCGTATATTTTGTCAAGTTTTATTTACATCAGGCAATAAAAAACCTTTCAAGTTGTTTAACTTGAAAGGTTTTATCTCAGATTAAAAACGAACTTACAATTTAATACCAGCAGCTTCAGCAAGTTTAGCAGCTAGTGTTGGATTCTGTGAGAATAATTCAGCTTGTTTTGTATAGTTACCTGTCACGAATGGATTCTCACCTCTAAATCCACCCTGACTTCCTTTACTTCCACCACCTGTGGTTTCACCCCACCAATATGAACTTGTTGCTTGTTGTTGTTGTAACCACACATCGAATGGTAAGTAATCTTCTTTCGTTAAGAATTTACCTTCATCGTTTTCTACAAATAGACGTTCTGCTTTGAGCATCACAGTTTCTTCAAAACGAGGGTCAATCTTAGCAGCTTTGATTTGTGCGTTGAATTCGTCAGACATTCTACGTTGACGGTCTTTTAACTCTAATTCTCTTAATTTTGATTCATATTCGGATAGTTTTTCAGCCAGAGCTTTTTTCTCAGCTTCAACAGGACTAATTTTAGCTTGTAGACGTGCATTCACCATTGAATCTAATTTAGCATCATCAATTGCGCTGCCTTTAGCGAGTTCTTCTAATTCTTGAATCCGAGCTAACTGTGATTTCACAGATTCAGGTTCTAAATCACCGAATGCGTTTAATTTCTGTTTTAATTGTTTTAAATCATTACGTTCTTTTTCTAATGCACCGTAGACTTTATTAAACTCGTCTTGTGGTTTTACACCTTCCACGTTAAGCACATACTTACTTCCATCGGCTGTCGCAGCATAGTAATCGTGTAATGTTGCATCTAATTCATCTAAAGTTGATAATTCGTATTTTAAAGCCATCTTTAATCTTCCTTTCGGTTAGTTTGTTTGAACACCATTGTTCAGTTTTGGTGAATCACCATTGATTCTAAAATGAGCCTTTTATTATCCTGTGTCTGCTCATCACAGTTCGATAGTTCCAGCCCCATAGGTATATTTCGTCCTTAGGCGCGAGGAATTAGCCATTTATAGGTTGTTGCTTCAACGTAACCTGTGCAGATGGATTAGACACATTATCATTAACCATATCAGGGGAATCTGGTTTAATCGGTGGTTCTAACTCATCTGATTTAATCTTCTTGCGTTCATCTTTGTACGAAAGTTTCGTATAACCTTGTTCTTTCAAGATAGTGTGAACTGTTTCATCACACAATGGAAGCAACCCAGTATTCTTAGCAGCGATAAGTTGTGCGAAGTCTTGACCTTTCATATCCTTATCTGCGAACTGTAGGTTTGGAATTACCTCGACCTCACGGTCGTCAATTCCCATCCATCTAGCACACTTTTTAAGCAGGTTTTCTAATGCGTAAGCAGATGTCACAGCAACTTGATGCAAGTTAGCAGTTTGAGCAGCCATACGAATTTTAAGTGCATCACCAGATTCTTGCTTACTATTACTGTTCATCAACTGACCTGCTTTAGTTACAGCTGCTTCACGGTCATTTTGAATACACATACGTTGCTCAGGTAGCCCCGATGAACCCACGCCGATAAACTTAGCGTCACCACCAATATCTACGTTTAATACTGCACCTGCACCTACACGAGTCGCTTCGTCAGTTTGACTACCACCAACCACAACTAAGGTATCTTGTGCTTGCATATGAAGCGATTGTCTGTAATCTGCTTCACCACGATAGATAGCTAAACATAGGTTTGCAAGACCTAGTAAAGGTGGACTATCAGGTGTGGCAGATACATCTTTACTGTTCACAAAGACAAATGGGATTTCGTTTAATGATTGACCCATAATCTTAGGTTCAACGAACACTTCATTTATCGCTTTACCGTTACCGTAATCCACAACCATCTGTGAGTATACCGCTGACTGTAAATCTTCTTCGTTAGCATTTAAATCCCCTAGAACAAGTACGCGATAGCGTTCTACATCTTTCCAAGCAAATCCATCACGCACAGATTGTGATTCATTTAAGACCACGAGGTTGAGAGCATTTAAACCAGCTTGATTAGAACCTTCGTCCCAGTTAATGATTGATTCTGCGTCATACAAAGCAATATAAGGATTACCACTACCTGTGACATCAATGTCTAGCAATAACCCACAACGTCCTGTTATAAGCTGTTGTGTGTGAATTTTACGAAGTAACTGGTCTAAACTCTCACCTGAAATAGATGCTGAATCTAATAAGAACTTCATTTTTTCAGGTAAGATATATTGCGTTGGTTTGTAATGCAACAGACCTAGATAGGATTCAACTGCATCAGCCACAAAGTTATGGAACACAGCTCTGTCTTTGTATGCGTTGTATGAAAGACGACCATCTTGACCTGTACCCATACCGTCTACAATGTGTGATTGAGCAGCGGGTAAGTATAATGTGTCTTTCATTTTAACTTGTCGTTCACCTTTATACACATCGCGCAATAAGGTGACTTCTGGTAATGCTTCCATGTACAATGGGTGAAAATTATTTACGCTAGTCATTCTTAAATTTCCTCGTCAAAATGAGCGAATTCACCAAAATGTTCTGTAGCTGCTTTATGGTACGCAGCATAAGCAGTTTCTGCATCATTAAAATATCCTAAAACAATTCTGTTAGAATTTATAGTTATTCTTGAAAGGTACTTAACTGAACCTTTTCTTTTTACAATGTTCACACCCTTAAAACCAGTGGTGTTATTAACTTGTGTTTTAGAATGCTGGTGATTTTGAGTATGTGTACAACTTCTAAGATTGCAAATTCGATTGTCTGATGTATTGAAGTTGATGTGGTCAATATGGTTAGGGTCAACGCCATGCACATATTTATAAACTACTCTATGAACTCTATATCTAATGCCGTCTATCTTAACAGAAACATAACCTCTAGTTTGTACAGTACCTGCTTTTCTATTGGAATTTTTAACATTCCAAGCGTTAAAACACCGTGTATTTTTAAAATGTTCTAAGGGGCGAACTTTCCATGTTAATTCGCCTGTTTCTTCATCATAATCGAAACATTTATGCAAGTATTCTTGTGATGGTAATTCTTTAATTTTCATGTTTCTCACTTCTTACCACATTATGACCAGCTACAATAGACAATGCCGCTAATACTATTTCTGTAGCAGTTCTTTCATCCACGTCTATAATTTTAGTTAGTCCCATAGGAATCAAAATCACTAAACCCTGTATAGTGCTGGTTTCTTTAAGTCTATTAGTGAGCCATTCTAAAATTCTTTGAAACAAACATGTTGGAGGTTTAGGTTGTTCGCTGATGATAGGTACAACCTGTAGTATTGAATCTACAACACTTTCAAGGTTATCTACCTTTTTATGTAATTCTTCGTCCAATTAAACCTCCAATTCTTAATGTTATGCTTTAGACTGCTTAAATGCGATGTAATCTTTTGCGTCTGAAGCCGCAATTTCTAACGGTTCACCAGTAGAAGGATTACGTCCAGTTCTAGCAGGTCTAGCTGCTTTCGTTTTAGTTTTGAATGTACCGAAATTAGGTACGCGAACAGAACCTTCTGCTACAGCAGCAGCTAACACATTGAAAAATGTTTCAATCACATTTCGTGTTTGAGCTGTCGTTAATTGTACATCAGAAGATTCTTTTGTTGATTTTACTACGTCTAAATAAGCCATGTTTTGTTGTTCCTTTAGGTTAGTTTAAGGATTTATAAATAAGTTAGCGTAATTTAGCATAGTTATTGTGTAATTGTCAAGTGTTTTATACAATTTATTTTCATTAGGCAAAGAAAAACCCTTATTTGATTTCTCAAATAAGGGTTAATTCAAGGAGTTTAATATGAAAACAATCTTAGTCTACCACATTAGACACATTCTTGTCAAATTCTTCTTCGACTTTATTTCGGTTGTAAGGTTTCTTACCGAAAATTCTATCGTAACTGGCTTCATATTTCTTACGGTCTGTGACTCGTTCTAATGAGCCTTTTCCTGCTGAATGACGACCGTGTTTTGTTTCTAGGTTTTGCATAGTTTTAATTTCCGAAGTTTGCGTATTCTTTGTGTAATTCTGAAGCGGCTTTCTGATAAGCCTCTTTCGCTTCAAGTTCTGTTTCAAATCTACCTAAATGATATACCTTTCCGTTAGATTGAATTTCAGCTCTCCACTTACATCTACTTTTATCATAGAAGTAACCTTTTCTAGTATTTGAACTGTTCGTTTTCTTATTCTGAGCATTTTCGTTTTTCGTACATAATCTCAAGTTTTCAATTTTGTTACAATCTCTAACATTATTTATATGGTCTATGAACATATCATCTGGAATTTCAATCCCTGTACATAACCAATAAATTAACCTATGAACTCTAAAAAGTTTAGCATTTATTGTTGTTATAACATAACCTGCTTGATTTTTGGCTGATAAAATTGTATTTGGATATTTAGCGTTCCAAGAATTAGATCCTTTTATAGATTTAAAATGATGTAGTGGTCGTACTAACCATATTAAATGACCATCTTCGTATCTAACACATTGTTTTAGATACTCCAATGTTAAAACAAAATCATTTTTAACTTTAGTTTTATAATGTAAATGTGACCAATCTTTCAACTCAGCTTCTTTTCTAGCAGCTATAGCTTCTTCTTTGGTTGCGAAACTACCTAAGTTAATATCATGTCCTTTAATGTTATAAAAAGCGTGAAATGTATCATACTTGGTTTTTCTAACGCCTTTATGTCCAGACTTATTGTTACTAGGCATCCTTCGATTGTGTTGATTTTCACTTCTTGTCACATCTCGTAGATTTTTAAATTTGTTGTCTAAAGAATCGCCATTGATGTGGTCAATTTGACCTACAGGATTTAAACCAGTGTGATATTTCCACACCAATGAATGTACTTGGTATGAGCTACCTGCTATTTTTATTTTGGAATAACCACTTGACGATACACCAGCCACACTACCTACTTTCATTGTATTAGTACATTTCATACTTGATTCACAGCTAAAATGACTTAGAGGTCTTTCTTTCCATATAAGCTCACCCGTTTCTTCATCGTAGTTGAAACATTCTTTTAGATATTCTTGTGAAGGTAAATCTGCTATTTTTGCCATGTTTTGAATCCTTATAGTAATCGGAGTGTGTGATTAGTAGATAAACACGCAGAATGCTTACTAAAGGCTTTTCGAGTTCGATGCTCTATCTGCGTTTTAAGATAATACCACAAGTATGTATTTATGTCAAGCCTACTGTTTTACCAGATGTCATGCCTGTATTCAGTGATAGCAATTTGTATCTAAGCATATCATTTATATGGTCTCCTGAACCAATCACATCATCAGGGTTCTTCGGGTCACGGACACTATAAGGTATAATATCTATGAAATACTTACAGGTGTTGAATATAAATAGCGCAGGCTTATCTCGAAACGGTCTTTCTGGGGTTGTTTTAGCATTAGCAAACCGTTCGCGAATCTTTTTAACACCATCTACACGACTACCTGGTTTCTTTAAAGAGTCTAATCTGCGCCATTTTACACCTGGATAAACTTTATTACCTATTGTCACAGGTTTATCCATCATTCCTGCCACAGAGTTACCCATGTTGTTAGAAAAGATTGCAGTATCAGCTACACCAGGAATAACTCTATCGTAAATTCCTATAGACAATTCATGTTCAGTTATCATTTTTGCTAAATCATGAGGTAGTATGCGAGTTCCTTTGTTTAAATATCCATCAAGACAAGTGTATATTTCAGAAAAATAAAACAAATCGCCTTTTACAGTTGAGCGAGTTTTACCGTTACGCAAAATAATATCTTCACCATTACTTTCAGCAAAATATCCAATACTACTAGGACTAGATTCCCCAAAGTCCATACACCTATCTATTTTCCATTCTTTTGGAATATCAAAAGGTTCTACAATGTGAATATCTTTATCATATACATCAGCATACATCCCATCATCTTCGCCAACACCGTCCCACTGCCCTAAAAGCCACTTTTTACGGAGCTTTTCATCCCTAATTGACTCTAAATCAGCTACATATTCTGGTGATAATTTTGTATTTTCTTTATATGAACCGAATATATGACACTGTGTTTTAACTATAATTTCTTCTTTTTGTGTGCGAGGGTTAAAAATTTTAACCTCTCGTTTTACAATTTCTCCGTTTTTACCTACATCTACGAATCTACGTTTAACTTCAAGTGCAGAGCGTCCTGTCGGATTACTCGTGAGAAATATACACAGGGGGATTTCTGGAGGAATTGTTCCATCCTCTCTAGGGTGTTCGCTAGGAACAAATGATGTTCTATTTAAAGACGATAATAAATCCAATACTGAAAGGTCTGGATATTGTGAGATTTCGTTAATACCTATATACTGAAATTCTTGACCGTGAAGTTTTTGATAATCATTCTCATCTGCAATACTTCTGAAAAGTAATTCTTCCCCATCGCGCCAAACCCATTTATATTCGCCTTTTGATGAATAAAACTTTGCACCATCATTAAAAGCAGGAAAATATCGTTTTGATTTGCTTACAAGATCATCAAGCGCACCGTAAGTACGGTCTACAATAATACCTCTTAAATACCTACCATAGCCCATCCCAACTAGCTTCCTGAACCTTAAAATCTGACAGTCGCTCTTGCCATTGCCGCGCGATCCGCTATAGAGAATGATTTGAGCAGGACAATTTAATGCTAAAGTTTGAGAACCTTTTGAGGGTGTCCACACCACATTAGTATTACTAGGAACTAAAATATCACCATCGTGAATCTTATACCCCTTAGGAATCTCACCGCCTGTATCAGAAAGCCGTAAAACCTTACTCATCCTCCCAACTCCCTATCTCAAACGAATCCAGTTCATCTAGCTTATATTGTAATCTAAAAAATGACTCCCTTTTAGAATCCATATTCGCTAAAATATCATCTAAGTCTATGTCATCTATAAAATCAATATCGAAATCTTCATCCATGATTCAATGCACCGTTAAAGGGTTTGTGTATGTATCATAACTATCTTTATCCACAATATCTATCGACAACCCTAAATCAAACACAGAAAACAAGTCTATTAACATCTCTAGTGACACACATTTAAAGTTACCTAAGATTAACGCATTCATCAATCCTGAATCACGCATATTCTGTAACGCTTGTTTCTGTGTGAATCGAAGTGTCTTACTCGTCACAAGTTTATCAATGTGATTGATTAGTTGTTTAGACAGGCGATATGCTACTTGGAGTTTAAATTCTTCTTCAGTCATCATAATGATGCTTCCAATTGTTTATACAGCTCTGCTTGTTGAAGTTGAGCCATCTCACTCCATGAGTCAACACTCATTGGTGCAGGCACAATCATCACATTTGAAATTTGTGTCGTAGTATCCTGTTGAACCTTAGCGTCAAGACCCATCAGCTTTGACAACCTGTCCATCGCTTGTATTCTTGCAGCGGGAGGTACAATTTCTGTATTCTCACATTTAATGATAGAGAGTAACGCACGTTTCATTTCGTTCTTAACTGCTTCATCATCGGTAAGAAGATTATCTTGCTTAGTCGTAACTTCTCGATACCTATTCTGAAAATACTGTGTTTCAAGCCACCCTTTAGCCACAGAATCTGCATGGGTAGGTGTAATACCGACTCGAATAGCGGCTTTCTTAGCGTCTAGGTCGAATAAGTATTCTTCTAGGAACTTGTCAATCTTTTCTTTTTCAAAGTCTGAGATTTTTCTTTGTTCAAAATCTGCCATAGTTTATTGTTGTTTTGGATGTATGATAAGTAAGGCTATCATAATTTTAGGGGTGTTGTCAAGTTATTTACACATTTTGTTATGTACAATGATAGATGCCGATATGCCGAAAGCTCCACCAAATACAAAACATATTGATTCTAATAGCGTTGCGTTTGGAGCGAGTTTGAGCATGAATAGTTGACACAATCCGATACCTAACGATGTGATAAAGGAATGTAATATGAGTTTGTCCCGTACGAACTGTGACTGTAATCCAAGTAAGAACACAGCCACAAATGTCGAGCAGAATAGAATTAAACTAGAGTGAAGCATCGAGTTCTATTTGTTTATACACAGGTTCTACTACAATCGGAATCTGTTTTAATTTCACATTATAAGACATTGCTTTCACATCCTCTAAAGTCATTCCTTCAGGTGCATCTAAATCAGTAATTCCAATATAAGCGAGTTTTTCACGGTATCCTAAATCATTCATTGCGTAAGAATGTAGTTTTGGATGTGTAATTGCGAGTTTTTGAAAGCGATTTATGTCGCCTTCTTGTTTTACATCGTGTTGTAAGCCGAGTGTGCAGAAAGTACACATTTTATTCCACTGTTTCCAATGGCACTGACTATATCTTAATCTCATAGAGATTTAACGCGCTTCCAGTGGCAACTCATCTTCCACCGTACTCCCCAACGGGATAGTCGATACACTTCTTTTGTTGTTAATAGGTTGCCATCCGAAATAACCTGTACCTCTCATCATTCCGAATTTTTTAGCAGCTCGTCTAACTGTAGCTGCATTACAACCAACTAAAAGACCTATTTCTTTGTATGTTTTATCAGGATTTGCTTCAAGTATTTCTTTTGTCATTTTACAATTTCTAGTAATTTCCATAGCGTGAGCCGTTCTCATTACTGTTACTTTATTAACATTAAAATAATTTGCAATATCAGAATATAACATTTTAGAATCAAGCATTTCTTTAAATTTAGAAACGTCTGTAATAGACCCTATATGCCTACCATCTCCACCTGAAGTAGAGTTATACCCGTTATGAAAAGAGTCATATTTTTCAATCATAGAAATTTCTAATTCATTCAACTCAGACTCCAAAATATCGGAATGTAGAATCTCGTAATAGAAGTTTTTAACACCATGTTTGTTCATAGCATTATAAAGTTTATACGAACCTCTAGTTTTGGTAGTAGATGGTTTGCAATGCGCTTTAAATCTAGCTTGAACTTTCATGGTTGTTTGACCAATATACACTTTATCATTAACTGTATTTTTAATGATGTAAATAGAACCTAATTTTTCTTCCATAATAACCTCCAAATTTAATAAGTTCATATTATACACCAAGTAGACAAAATATACAACATTTAAAAAGCACGGGATTGTCTTTAGCATTACCTAGTAAGAGTTCCCCGTTAGCTTCGTCATTAGACGAAACACCCGCGAGTATCACGGTTCACGTTATTATAATACATAATGTCACCACTATGCACGGCTGTAATTATTCCAACCTGAACGCTCATATCCCATATCATAGACTTCTGAATAAGGTATATCGTAAAGTTTAATGTATTCCCAAATATCTTCCTCTGTCCAAAATGAAATTGGTGCAGAGCGAGGAGAATTATTATCATAAGCGTTACAACCCGTTTTCAAATAAGTTATCTTCCGTCTTGAAGATTCTTCAGTCATTGTTCCCACAAATGGATAACGACCTGTTTCTTTCTCATATTGCTTAGAAGGATTCTTTTTATAGATGTCGCAGCATTTCGCGCTGACTTTAAACGGTGCATCGGCTAAGAATTGCCATTTCGTCGATAATTTACCGTGACCTTTTTCGTTTCCGTGTAGTCGAATGTTCTTCAACTTATCTGAATTAGAAGTCTGTAAATCATTTACTTTTTGACTAACTTCTTTCGACACAATAGGGAAGCCGTAGTTCTCTAACGCTGCTCTAAACGTCATTTTAGGTTTTAACCACACTACGTTTTCTATAGATTTTACGAACTTGCGGTTCTCTGGAAACTCTAAACCTGTATCACAGAATACAGCAGGTACTTCAGGATATAATTGGCGTACTAGATGTAGCAATACTGTAGAATCTTTACCACCTGAAAACGCTACATAAACTAAACCTTCGTGATGCTCGTACCATTCTTTGATACGCTCATTAGTTAGATGAATTTTCGCTTTCAATGGATATTTTTTACGCTCTGCGAGGAGAGCTGAGTTATTCGCACACTCTTTAGTTTGAATATCGACGTTAGTCGGTGTCGGTTTATCTTTAATCTTGTTGCGAAACTCTTTAACTTCTTTCTTGTTCATTTTGAAACCTTTTTAGTTTATCGTTAATTTGATTTGCGCCCGAAACTTGACCTAGATAGAATACTATAATGTTTGATATAACGCAAACAATAAGTAGAAAAATAAAATCATCTTTCATAAAATTTACCACCAAACATAGCTAAGTCATTTGTCGTATCGCAGTAATCATGTATAACACGCTTTGTGACTGTATCGACCACAGTAAAGCAAAAACCATTCGTCCAATGCTGATAATCTTCTGTATAAGAAGCATCGATTGTGCAGCCTGCACCCAATTGAACATGAAAGAACGAACCGTAGGTGTAATTGTAGTCAGGAAATGTTAAAAATCTGTGATGATGTCCAAAAATACTAGGAATACCGTGTTTCTTCACAGTAGGGTAGTGTCCTATTAGAAGGCTGTCACCAATCACAATATGATTCTTTTCACTGTCTTTTCTGATACGCGATTCTTTGTAGTTACCGAAGGTAATCGTACCTACAAAGTTAATGCGTAGTTCATCTAAGCGCAAAATAGCTGACGGTGTGATGTTTGAGAACTTGTCTAAGATGTCAGCAAAGTAGGGTGAATTTTCTGATAAATGCTTAAATAACCTGGCGCAATGGTTACCTGATAATAGTGTAATTTCAGCTTGTGGGTTTAGTTCGCGTAGTTTCGATAGAAAGTTATGTACCCACACTAATTCGTCTAACGCACTGTGATTTCTAGGGTCGTGATTGTAATTCGAGAAGTGTGGAAAATCGAAAATATCTCCAGCAATAACTATATGCGTTGGCTGAGTCCTAACTGAAACATCAAGGAAAGTGCCGATAGTGAATACATCCGCAGAGGTAGAATGTATATCTGATATACTAAGTACAGTTTTGTATCGAGAAGTATTTTCAATCTTGAATTTAGTTGCATACTCTTTTAAGTCCTGTTGAATTAGATTAGTGTTCACATTAGAAGATGCAATAGCATGGGAAGCGACATGGGAAGTGAATTGTTTTTCTAGTTTATTGCTTCCTAGCCCCGCACATTGTTTAAAAGCGGAAAATGTCCCGAAGTGGTGTAACCACTGAGAATCAGGTATCCTTTCCCGCACACGTTTTCTAGTGTGAGGGAAAGGTAGGTCTTGAAGTTGTTTAATGAGTTCTTCTTTGGTTAGTTTATTATGGTTAGTCATATAGGATAGATTAGGTAAAGGGTTAGTTTGCGTAACCTATCATACTTCGCTTCGCTCGTCAAGTTTAATATCCAGTACGTTCGCAATGCGCGAGAAGTTTAATAATGTCAGGGAGTAGGTATTCGGATTCAAATTCCTTCTTTGCAATACGCACTAAGTGCTGGATGGTTTTATTCTCGGAGTTAGCTTCTTTGATGTATTTCAAACACATATCCGTGACTTCGTAAGGGTCATCATCTTGGAATAGTTCTACGAATTGGTTGTATTTCATAATTTAATAAATCCTATAACTTTAGTATCAGTGTAATCATCACCGTGTATAGATTGAAACGCATTATCTACCCAGTCAGTATCATCTAAATACGACCAAGCGTAACCCACATTATAGGGTAGCGGTTCTGGGTCGTCTTCAAAGTTGATTTTAGTGCAAATATAAGGTTTCATAATTTGTAAATGAAGTTCATTAGGGAATCTAATATCTTCGATGATACACAGGAATGGAACGTTCGATGAGTAGATGTCAGGTTCTCGACCTTCGGTCATAGTACATAGTGGTTCACAAATAGATGAGAATTCATGAGGTTGATGTAGTGGTAGACTGAAGGTTGTGAGTAAGGGGTAGATGTTATTCATAATAGTTCCTCTCGGTTTGGTTGAGTAATTGTAGCATAGGGTAGGTTGGGTTGTAAAGGTTTGCGATATGTCAAGTATGGGTGGTGAAATTGGTGATTCTAGGGTTGGTGGAATGATACCGCACCTAGTCGCTAACATTTCACACTTGCCAGGGCTAGGTCGTAACCTTTTGATTCAACTAGAATTTTAGGCAAAAAAAAACCGCCTTAAAAGGCGGTTTTTAATTCTACTGATTTAAAACACTTGTTAATACTAACCTTGCCGCACTGTAACTTTTACATTTAGCAATTATTCTATTACGTTGGCAAACAATATAGAACCCGTCGATTGACTTATAAAAATCTATCGCACCGATAAAAGATAAAATGCGCCCTTGTTCCAGTAATTTTTTATTTATTCGCATACCTCCCCCTTATCCGTAAAATTTATTAAAAACGCTTAATGTTTTACGCGCTTTTTCATAAGTTGAAAATTCATAATTAACACAAATGTGATTACCTGCGATTTCAAAATGTTGGACGCTTATAATAAAATTATCATTTTTTTTAAAAAAAGATAGTTCTATCTTATAGGGTATCACGTTTAAACCTTGTTGTAAGTTCTGGACGTATTCCCAACTATACCGACAGCCGTTTAAAACGTCTTTTTTATTCAATCTTATTTGATACATGATAATTTACCTATAATTAAATTTTAACAACAAACCCACTATCATCTTTTTTTGCCTTACCTTTTGCAGTTAATCCGACAACTACATTTTTTGGATCAAGAAATCTTAGATCATCATTATCGCCGCAAATTACAGGATAACCGTTCCACGTTGTCGGCAAAACGTCAAAAACAACCGCGACATTGCGACCCTTTTGTAATTCATTTAAACAGTCATTTTCATTCACTTCGCTTCTGCTAAACGTCAAATGATAATTTTTAGGCAATTTTTCACGTCCTGGTATCTTTGTGTAGTCGTAAAATTGCACCGTGTGAAATTCGCGCATGATGTTATTAAATCCGCGCTTTTTTTCCAGTACAATGTCACTTGTACCATTTAAACGGATACAAGGCTTTAAACCTATATAATTGCTATATGCTACAAGCTGCGATAATTCATACCGTAACAAGTTAAAAAAACTTATCGGGTCATCATGGTAGAATTGTGAGCGTTTAGCGCGTGCTTTTTGCACATTGCTAAAATTACCTCTGCCCGCTGTATTTAGGCATGATTCAAAACAACCAGATGATGCAAAAGGACAAAGTGTTTTCGACGGTTGCAAGTGCATAATCGCGGTAAAATAACCTTGTTCTATGCTTTTTAGTGTTTTAGTGTTACTCACTGTCAAGAGCTGAAAGCGTGGTAAGTTTGCAGTAATCATAATTTTTTGTATCCTATAAGAAAAATGCGCGTCATTTAAAAGTAGGTTCCGCGCTTAACCTTTAAAAAACTTGTTATCGTGTGACGTGATCTTTACCAAATCCGTTTATTCTATTCCAGTAGTCTTGATGCGATTCGCGTTGATTTAGCGGTAAATCAGCTAATTCAATACCCCATTTTGCCGCGTCATGATCATTATCATTGAAAATAAGACTTTCACGTAATTCATGCAAATCTTTTATAACTTGAATGTTTTTATAACCTTTTTTGCAGCTACATTGATACAAATAGCAATCAATCAATTTTGCCTTTTGTGCATCTGGAATTGCTTTAAAATCATAACCGTTAAATTCAAAATCGTAGAATTTTATAGCAGAATAACGCGATTTTTCGTTATATCGCGCGTTCACACTTTGCACATTCACTTTGTGCAAATCTTTTGCAATTTGAAACATTTGAACCCAGTTATTGATTTTATTAAAATCGGCTAAAATAGCCGACAATGTTATAATTTCAATTTTTGACACAATAAAACATGACATAACAACCACCTTTTTAATAAATTGGATAATTAGCGCCGATTAAAGCGCGACAAATAACACAAATAACACAAACCACAGTAATGCAGAAAATGACGCCTAGAATGCCGAAAATTAACATAATTCGCACCATGTAGCACTTAAAACACCTTGAAAGTACTTAACCCGTTTAAAACCTAAGTTTGCTAAGTCTTGAACCACATTTTGTTGCATATCGTGACAATTATCATAATGCAATGACTGAAAACCGTTTAACCTTACCACATGGACTGCGTTAGACAACGCCTTTTGTGGCTCCACTAGAACCTTGAAAACATACCTTCTTCTCATAAAAAACTCCTATTGAACAATTAATAAATTAAAACTATAAACCCGTTGAAACGCCTCAAAATGTTGCAACGATAACATCCTGCCAGGATTTAACACTTTTGCACCTGCTACGCTTGTTGTATTGCTAACCACAACAAACAAAGAAGCGGATAATTTTGACGCTGTAATGATTACGGCGTTATTTTTAAACTGTTTTACGAGTTTATGCCATTGCTTGAAGATTAAACTACGCAATGCACCTTTATATGCTTGCATCTTTGCACAAAAGGCATTGACGCTTAAACTTTGTAATAATGCGCGATTAATACGCGCTTTTAAATTAGTAATCATTTTGAATCACCTTTTTTTGTTGTTATTGAAAAATTGTTTTCTTTGCTACGGGTTAAATTTTACACTTTTTTTGATTTAACGCAACAAAAAGATTTTATTTTTCAAGTTAATTATCACAATTATTTGAACCGCTAAACATTTTAAATAATTAAATCAAAGACTTATCCAATTTTACAGGTGCGACAATTTACCGCATTTGATGCAAATTAAAATAATTTATCCTATTTCACGCGGCAAAGATTGCGCCTGCCTGCTCTTTAACAATATAAAAATAGATTTATTCCTTATATAAGCGAATTTTTTGTCCAACTGCTACCAGTTCCAACATGACTATAAAACCATAAACTTTATAAGGTTATTCACTGGTAGACTGTCAAGGTTTAGCTTGACTGTAAAGCACGCCTATACAGCCTCAAATTTGCGTTTTAAGCCGAGTAAGGTCAAAAGGAATACAAAGATACCGCTAACGCTAGAAAACGGCTTACAGGTACCTTAACGTGCGAATTTAGGCTATAGGTTTGCAATGCTAGATAATACGCGGCTTTCAAGGTATCTTTGCTGTAACTTGTTGATTTTACAGGTATTTTAAAAAGTAAATTCTGTAAGTTATTGATTTTTATAGAATTTTAAAAAATCTAAACTAAACGGTTCAGTTTATGTCAATTTTCGATGTTTCCAGGCGAACCTATACAAACGTATCACTAAAACTAGAACGAAGCGTGGCGGTGCCTTAACGTGGAAATTTTGATAGCTCAGTGACACACTGGTTAGCCCCTAAATCAATCACAGTGTAACTGGTTCTGGAAACTTGAAGCTAAATACTGGCGATTTAAGGCGTGTAGTGGTTGAACCGCACCAATGGTATTACTTTTTAGAGAACGCTTCTCTAAGGTGCCTTAACGTGCAAATTTCGGGTATGTTTTGATTCACTGATTAGCCCCTTTCACAGTGGTAGGCTAACTGGTTTTGAAACTTTGGTTTTGGAAACTGGGAATTATCACAGGTTTTGACAACATTCGTTAGCCTCTCCAGCAATGATACTGAAAATGATTCCCAGAATGTCTTTCGATTTTCTGGGAATTTTACAAATCTTACACTTTCACATACCACCCATCGTAGGATAACAACACATCATTATCACATAGTTTGTTAATAGCTTCGCTTACTAACATCTTATGTCTAGCTGATTTAAATTCTAATCTATTCTCACACATTTTATGTCTCTC